TGCATCAGAGATGTAATCGTGACCTACATGATCATCAAAACAGACGCCCAATGCCTCAGACATAATGCTGGGTATGGCGTCCTTTGTCCTAGTCTTATCTTGCCCATCAGCAATCTGCACCGACTCCATGAGAGCAAGGTAGACTGCACGCTCTTTACACCACTTCTCAGTGGTCTCCATCAACCATTCATCATTGTAAGAATCACGATCTAAGTTATCAAGGAAGGTTTCAATCTCCTTGTAAGTATCCTCCGTGATGTCACGTCGGTTTTCAATCTCAATCTTCAGAGCATTGGGCTCTGGATTGATGTCATACTCACTGATGTATTCCTGAATCGTCTGAAACAACAGACGGTTAGTAAACATATCGAAGTATTCATCCTTAATGAAAGGCAAAACCTTTCTACAGTAATCTTCCTCAAGGATAAGTTTACTGAGTGCAATTTCTTCGATCTTTAGGCTCATTGATAATGTAGATAGGTGGTCAATTCATACTTGTCATTACTGATAGGAGCGTTGTCCGAGTAAGGAAACGTCCATCCAGGTGGATATAATACCACATCACCTTGCTGTGGTTTAATTTTGAGTCCAACTTGAGGAAATTCCATCTCGCCTCCCTCCTCAACATCGTTAAGGAATAATTTGTATGCTAGGAATCTCTTAGCAGAGTCGGCATCACCAACGTCAATGTGGAGACCGAAGTTATCTCCAGTATCAACATTGTATTTATTCAATTTGATTTGCTCAAGATTATTTTTGGATGCCCAGAATCTCTCGCAGTCTAATTCCTTCATATATTCATGTGCAGACCACTGAATGATGGGTACAATCTGTTGTTGGATTGCATTCCACTCGTGGTCTCCCTGGTCTGCTAGGTAGGAAACATTGATGATGTCATATTTTGGGACACCATCATCCCACCTCATCACCTGTGTGCAACTCTTTGCATTGTTGATAGCATTGCGGCATACGTTTGGATCGAGTGCCTTAGGATAGATTTTAATCCATTCCTTATGCTCCATAGGAAAACTCCTGCTCTGCTGCTTTGTCAAGTTTAACCATCACTTCAGGAGTGAAGTATTTTTCAGGATCAGAAAGAATAGACTTAGGATAAACAGAAGATTCACCAAACTTGATACGATTACCGACCCGTTGGAAGACTCCATACTTCTCACCCAATTCCAGTAGTCCGAAATAGCGGTCAAGTCCACGCTCGTCGTAGTAAAGACGGGTTTCAACAACAGCATTCTCCTTACTCAGACGCGACTTAGCAGTCTTAGCTTTGATAATGTTTCCAATGACTTCCTTGCCATCCTTCTCTTTTTTCTTTGAGAGATAGATGATTGTAGATGCAGCATACTTGAGTCCACTGCCTCCACCCATTTCCTTTGTAGGAACGTAAGATCCAATAACATCGTAAGTGTGGTTAGTAACGATCATGGGCACGTTTGCTTTACCCAGTTTGAGAGTGAGCACACGGAAGATAGACTTAACTACCTGCGCTCGTGACATATCGCGAGTCTCTTTACCCGCCTCGGTGTCCTCAATCTCCTTAGAGGTTGAGAGCATCCCTAGTGAGTCTAACACAAACATCATGGGTTGGCGAGACTCTTCAGGCATCTGTAGATACTTATCAATAATCTTAATTGCCTGCTGCCTAAACTCCTGCACTGTTGTAACAGGGACAATGACCATACGATTTGAATCAATCTTACGAGATTCGATCATGCTTTTACTGATGGCAGACTCAGATTCAAAATAGATTACACCTGCATCAGGATCCATGTCAAGAAAATGCTTAACAATTCCAAGACAGTAGAAAGTCTTACCAGTTGAAGACTCACCTGCTAGAGCAGTAATTTTATTAGATGGGATTCCACCATAGATCGATCCAGATACCAGTCCATTGAAAATATAACTGCCAGTATCGATATAGGAGGTGGTATCACCTGCTGCAACTCCGTCTGAAACCAGACCAGCGTATTCATTATCGATCTCCTTTACGATATCGGAAAGAAAATTCACGACCACAATGCCTCCAGGGTGTTTATTTTTTCGGGTTTCCAACCAATGGTGTCTAGGATTACAGTCAAAGGGTCAAGAAACGACTTCTTAAATTGTAAGTCATAGTCTATGCTTTTGTCAAGTCCAAACTCGGTTGGAAGAGTCTGGAAGAATGAGATCACATTCTCGTTGATCTTGTTTGGTGTCCTCAGCATCACATATTTAATCTTCTCACCCTCTTGAATGATGGGATATTTGTGTGAGAGTTTTCTCTTCTTAATATAGAAGTTATACAGCAGTGCTCCTCGCACATGCATGGGACATCCCTTGCCATAGATGGTAGCAGGTGACGAATTCTTTGCCACGTTGTTACATCCACGGGGGAATGCGATCTCTTCTACAGGCATCGCTTCAAACTTCTGACGGAAGTCTGCAATAAACTTTTGCAATTCTTCCTCTGTCCCATTCATAATTACCTTTAGAGCGTCCTTAATGGCGGTCCTACATGGTGCTGGTGTGGAAGATTTGACTGCCTCAATGCCGTTGATCTTTAGTTTAGGAGTCTTGTAACGGACACCCTCACTATCAAATACATTGAGGATGTATCGTTTCTTTGCTGTCCAGATGCCACGGTTAGCGATATTCTCTCGCTTCATAAACATCTTCTGGTCATATGCATTTACATAGGTTGCCAACGCTTCATAAGAATTTCCAATATACTTCTCAAATTCCACTTCACACACCTTGTTAAGGAACCTAACAATACTATCATCGCTCTTCTCTCTGCCCTTGAATACCTTGTCAACAAAAGGACCCAGATTGAGATAGATGGAATCAGTATCAGCAGCAATAACGTAGTCAACATTAGTCGTCCTCAAAATTTTATTAAGGTAAGCATTCATTTTGTTTTGAATCCATCGGATGCTTACCTGTCCCGATAGAGTAATCGCCTCAGCATTAGCCAAGTTGTAATATCTAAAGTATTGATTTCCAATGGCACCATAAGCCGAATTGAGTTGGATCTTTCGAGCCATTTGGATGTTATTGAATTTACTAATATCTCTTTGTAGTTTGGCACTTGGGTGAATTTCATTATCCCCCTTCGCTTTAAGCATGGCCTTCTTATAAATCGTTCGCTCATCATAAATCTTCTGCATCATTTGAGGAAGGAAACCTAGTATGTCCTTACGATACTGAGCACCGTTAGCACATACACAACCGTCTCCATCGAAGACTACTTCTTGATTAAGTATTCGATCAACAGTAACCGTTGGGTGTCTTTCGTCCAAAAGTGTCTCGGGTGAGATGTTGTACTGCATGATAAGATGAGGGTAGAGAGAGTTAAGGTCAAAAGACACAACCCAATCATAGCTTCCAGGAATCGGTTCTTTGACATATGCCCCCGCATACTTGTCGTCCTTCTTAGTAGTTAGGCGAGGTGGCACCACAATGTTACGACCCTTAAGATCATTGTAGATCAAAGTGTCCCACATGCGGACCTGAGAATATACATCCTCAAGGTTTACCTTAGCGTCATACGCCATAGTAACTGCCAACTCGATTAACTTCATCTTATCTTCCAGACTGTCAACGAGATTAACGTCATGGATGTTGTATTCCACGAAGCGTTGCCAGTCAGACGTATAGAAATCCTTGAAGTTTTCAAACTCAGAGTGGTCCAACTTCTTATCACCCAACTCGACCATAGCGATATGGTCTAGGCGATAGGATTCCTGGTTAGTATAAGTGAATTTCTTATAGAGATCGAGATAATCAAGGATCGCTACACCAGTTATTTCATACGCTATATTGGTGCGTCCCATCATCTTAATCTCTCTGTCAATCACCCTATTCCAAGGGGACAAAGACTTCTTCCACTTCTCACCTAGCACCCGCTCGATACGACGACAGATATAAGGAATGTCATACAGGTTGTTATTCCATCCAGTAATGATATCAGGGGTATTCTGATTCCACCATGAGTGAAAGTCCTGTAGCATCTCCTTCTCTGTCCAGAAGACACGGTATTCAATATCCTTAGGAGTTACAAACTCTCGGGTGCCCCAAGTGATTGTCTCTTTGGTATTGAAGTTCTTCATCGTAATGCACAGCATCTCCTCAGCAGATGCTAGCACGTCTGGGAATCCATTCTCACAGGCAACCTCAATATCAATGGTCCAGATTTTCATCTGGGACATGTCATAATCAATCTCACCTTTCCATTTTTGAGCGATGTGTTGGTAAACAAACCGCTCATATCCATGGACTTCCAGACCCGATGCGCCCTCATACTGTTTGATAAACCCCCGTGCTTCACGGGCACCATCAAACTGTTTAGGGAAAGCATAACGACCATCTAGTGTCTTAAACTTACTCGTCTTCTGCTGTGCCTGAGGCACTAGAAAAAGAGTAGGGCGAGACTTCTCCCGATACTGCACAGGGGATCCCTGCTCGTAACCTCGGATGAGAACGTCATCGCCCAGTAGACAGACACTGGTGTAAAAATCACTCATTAACTGCTTTCTGGTATGCTGCCAGCACTACGGGTGCAGGATCCAGTATAGACATAATATCGGTGGATGTCAAGAAGATAAATCGTTGGTCAGTGTGGAGAGGATACACTTGCACAGTGCCATCCACCTGAATCACATGCGAGTCTTCCAACAGGAGACTAGGTTCTTCGTCCAGCTCAGTAAGTTTACCAATGAGGTAAGTGTCTGGATTGTTTTTTAGAATTAAAACTTTAATCATAGGTCTCTTGCAGTGGCATCTTGCTCATCAAAGTATACGCTCATACCAGCAGGTTTGTGCGACTTAAGTATAGCCTTGTAACTCTCAACCACGTTTTCGTGAGGGTCACCAAGACTCACAACTGACACTACAGATACGATGTTGCTACCTACAGTCAGTGGAGACCATGGAAACAATTTGATCTGCACATCAGCGAGGTCCATCTCGTCAGGGACAGTCTCCTCCCCCTGAAAATCAAACATCTTGTCTGCAGGTTGCTCAATCACCACCGAATAGGGTTGATTAAACTGATATGCGAGGGGCAGAGTGTGGTCTTCGGACGCTCTGACTTCTCTAATGTCAGCGATTACGTCCTCGCCGCTTTGCATTCTTGCGATTTTTACGCTCATAATCTTTTTCCATTAGTTGTTCGTAAGTGCCTTGCACCATGTCTTGAAAGGCACGGTGTGCTGAGATGTTTTTCTCTTCCGAAAGGACATGGACATACTGCATAAGCGAGTCCATCAGATCAGGTGGCACGTCAAGAGTAAGGGTTTCACTCTTCTCTGTGTATGCTGGACACAGGTTAACATACATATTCATTAAAATCAACTCCAAACAAAAAGAGACCCCACAAGGGTGGTCTCTTCAGTTGCACATTATATATGCCACTAACGGCTGTATCTTTTGCAAATCTCTTTGTTTTGATCTGAAGACTTACACCATTGTCTGACGTAAGTATCTGCATCCTGAGTCATGTAAAAATGTGCATTGTTGTGGATCACTCCAATAAAAATCATAGTGCCCATAACCAGAATGTTAATGTGGGTCACTGGGTGCGTCACTGCCACCTTGAGGTACTGTAGTATCTTGGATTTCATAAACCTTCAGTTTCTGGTGGTCAGGAATAATCTTCTGCAATTCTACCATAAGCATACCATTTGTGAATCTGACTGTGCCAACTTCCAAATCGTCAGACAGATTGAAACCTCGTGCGAAAGACCGAGATGCCACACCTCTGTGGGCATACTCCTCCTCGTGTGCCTTCGCCGACTTTGACTTGACGATCAGGACATTGCTCTCAGTATTTACCTCAATGTCTTCTGGTGACCATCCAGCTAGTGCCACTTCTATCCTCCACTTAACGTTTGATTCCTTGACGATATTGTATGGAGGATAATGACCGCCTGGTGATCCTACTCCGTAGGAATGCAAGCGATGAAATAGGTCGTCAAAACCTACTGAAAATCTTTGAGACGCATCAAAAATAGCGTCAATGTCTTTCGACGTAAACTTAGTAATGTCCATAGCTCCTTATAAAGCGAGTTTGTATTGTGTGATCCCCGAAGGCAATCACAGTTATTTATCTAATTCGACCAAACGGTTTACCGTAAACATACTTACTTGTCTAAATAAATTAGATCTTTATTTCGATGGAAATGAGAAAATCTCTGCTTCCTATCGTTATGTTATTGATGACAACAAATGCCGCCCATGCAGGTGGTCTTGTTACTAAACATGCATCTAGTGTGCAATTGAATGTTGATGCAGCAATGTCTACCGTTTCCAGAGTAGGTAACAGTTACGCTATCTCGGGTAGTGGGATAAACACCACAGATGGCACTACTGCTAACACTATATCTACTGGGACAGTCACCAGTGGGATCATATCTCCTGGCAATATTGCAGCGACCCAACACACAGCAGGCAATTCATTCAGCTATGCTCAGTCGTTTACTCAAGGTGATGCCATTTCAACAAGCGCACCAACTGTAGGCACGGTGGGTAACTTCTCCAGTCAGACTTCATATACTGCTGGTG